CCCTTGCAGGCTATGAGGGCATCTGAGGTTGAGGCAACTATGTTCCATCCAGTTGGGGCAACATTGGCATAAATCCAAACTTTATCTAATCTGTCCAGTCTCGTTAGGAGATAATCAACAGAAGTAACTACCGCACTGCTGGTAACTCCGACCTTAGCCTCCAATGCTTCACAAGCATCTTGCACATCGTTTATATCAACTGCTTGGACATCATCTACATTATCAGCCTTGTCTGTGAAACTATCAATAGTTGTAGGATATACTATTGCCATCTGACCGCCTCCTATTTATTATTTAATTTATAGTAATCGCCAAACTTATCTTTAAGTTCAGTGTTTGTTAATTTATTTGCATACACAACGTATTCATTTCTTACACGAGTTTTTAGCCATTGGCTTATAATACCTGAAGCGTATTGCTCTACGGTTAAACTATTATCTGTAGCGCATACTCGCAACTCTTTAAGTTCATCTTCATCTGACATGGTTATTAATAAATTCATTGCTTATATTGCTCCTTTTTAAGCCGTTTGGTCTCCAGTTACAACCCATGTGCCAGGAGTTCCAGCCACGGTACACGAATGATGCTTGCCACCGACCACACATAAATCACCGATTTCTGCCGCACCAGATGGAGTGTTCGTTCGATTATATAGATGCATATCAGCTATGGTTTGCTCTGCATTTACATAAAAAGGCATCCCTGTGGCAGTATTGTAGAAAAAAGCAAGAAAGCCATTACCATATTTTGTGCCGTCACCGTATTTAAAATTTGTCCCGTATTTTCCGGTTGTAGCCCCTGTAATAAATTTTATTCCATCTCTGTCAATTCGCACTCTACGGCCAGAAGTAGCAGTTTTTATAGTATTTCCAGTAATTACAATACCTGTCAATGCTCCTGTATTAATTTTATCAGCGGATAAATCGTTTATATGCGCATTGTTAATCGCAGCAGATTGGATATAAGCGCTTCCGATTATTTGGTTAGCAATCGCATTCCAAGCGAGATCATGTGTACCGCTTATATTTGTTGCTATAATAAACTGCCCATCTGTTAAAGTTGGGTTTGTATCTGAAGCTGAATATAAACTATCAGCCCCATTCCAATAAATATATTTATCATTACTGTTCCCAGCCGCAACAGTATACAATGCGCCATTATAATATAAGCTATGCTCATTCCAAGCCACATAGCCAGCAGAAGGACTATTGTTTGTCCAACTGTCACTTTCCAGTATTGGTATCTTGGTAAATATTTTAGATGCCGTTATAGCAAAGTCATTAATATCAGTGGCTTTTATATCTAAACTTAAGCAGTCTGCGCTACTGCTTTCGGTTCCAGACTCAGACACGAAAGTATCTACAGCTTTTATCTCAAAATATATCGTCGCATCTGTGCCATGATCTGTTATTTCTGTTTCTGTTAATGTTCTAAAGAACTCACACCCATTGTAATCTTGCCAGTCAGACCATGAATCTGTTTCGACCTTGTGCCTAATTGAATAATTATAAAAATCAGTTTCAGTATTCCCAAGCCAATGGAATCGCATGGCCTTCATAAATGGAGTCGCTGTTAATCCTGATACTGACGCCGGAGCCGGATTCGTTATTGTGATCTCAGCTAATCCACTTGCATTGCCAAAAGTATCGTAAGTTCTTACTCTAAATATCAATATGGCTACTGGGGTTCCATTGCCATCCTCTGAGTTCATATCATAAGAATAGGTATAATGATTTTGTTGTATCTTTTCAGTCCGTCTTGTCGTTATACCACCGTTTGATAATACTTGAACTTCATAATAATCTCTATCAATATCAGTGTTAATACCCCATGTAATGTTTACATCACGGCCAGACCATACGGTTGTGCTTCCAGTTCCAGCAACTTGTAAATTTGTGGTTGTAGCCGGAGCCGGATTTGTTACTGCCAAAGTAGCTGGATTCTTTGATTTTTTATTTGCTGCCTCATTAAAACCCCACACTTTAAATGTAAAAGAATTTGAAGCAGTCCCATTATCAGCAAGATTCTTTTCAAAAGTATAAACATAAGCGTTGTCAGCTATAATTTCTTTACGAACCTGAACTCCGCCAACGTGTATCTCAACCCAATATTTATAATAAACGTCATCGTACCATTCGCCTGCCCCAAGAGTTTCTTGCCCTGCTGGTAAATGCCCTGCACCAGAAGTTAAGCTTCCTTTACGCCATACAAACTTAGCATCTTTTTTAGTGAACTCAGTTGCATTAAGGGTTGCTTCTCCATCCAATCTTAACCCGTTTATATCAGGCGGTATAAAATTCACATCGGTAATAGTAATATTATCGGTAACCGGAGAAAGATTAGCCAAGCCAAGCCTGTTATATGCTATCACTTTCACATAATATATTTGGCCAGGTTTTGTACCAAGAACTTCTATATTACTGTTTACTGTAATTCCAGTTTGATACGGCCACCACTTTTCGTTATCCATACTTAAATGTACATCGGCATAACTGAACGCTGTGTCTGCTTGCGGAATATTAAAAGAGATATAAAAACCAGGTTTATTTGACATCTCAGATAAATCTAAATCAGTTACATTATCAGGTGAAGCAGCTGGATTCGGAAGTGTTGTATATTTTGGGTCGGGTAAAGATACGCCCGTAGTGTCTAAATATTTGTTTGCGCTTTCTTCTGCTAATATCAGGCTGCATTTATTGTGGTCTTTTAATGTCATTGTCTTGACTTTAAAAGGCTTACTGTCAACACCTGTTGCGCCATAGGAGAATACTGAATCTACAATAGGCGTAGAAGTGAAAGTTCCTGAGATATTTATTGTTCGGTTATTATTTGAAACAGATGTAACCGTTTTAGTTTCCAGCGTACCGTCAGATAATCTTACACGAATAGTATAAGCTGCGGTATAGGTAATATCAATATTGGTTGTTACAGAAGAACTGGTAGCCTCTATAACTCTGCCACCAACGCCCCAAGCAAGTAAATCGTTCTGGACTTGTACTTGATCGCCTGGTTCGCAATTAACTGCGTCTAAATCGCAATCAAATTCGTGGACTTTTGTAACTTCCTGCCCACAGCTTAAATAGTAACGGCCTGTTCTTAACGCTTCTGATGCTCTTACAGTCCCTATTGCATTTATAGTTTGTTGCCTTAACGGTTTAGTGGATGTCCATTCATCTTCATCGACAACCTCTATAGTATTGATAGTGTAGCTTCTATCAGGATCGGCATGTTGGACTTCAACAAAGTTAGGTATCTCGCTTGCTTTCAAATAAGTTGTCTTCAGCGTTTCTGGATAAATATTGCTTTCATTAAAAAGCTGTATAGATGTTCTTGCTCTATCTATTACTGGTTTATATTTACCATTGCTCCATATAACATTCCCTCTAAAACATCTTGATAGCATTTGTTTGGCAGAAGGCGCACTCATAAATCTGGATATAGGCAAATCCATCTCAAACCTGTGCTCAGTTCCGCTATCAAAATCAGTTACCATCTCCCAGCTATACCTTGCTTCGATTACAGCCGCAGTAGTATCGAAATCCGAAGCTCCGATATACTCTCCAAGGCCATACCTGCTATTGGTTAGGAAATCACGAGAACACCATATTGGATGGCGGCTCCATTGGCGTACATAATTACCAGTATCAGTGCAAGTTATATCGTCAACAATACGCTTATATGTGCTTGCGGTATCATCCCAATAACAGTCATCATAAGTTTGTGTAACTGAGGATATTTGAAGGTCTGGAACCAATACTTTTTTACCACGAGTAAGCACTGTTATATTTGGGATTGAACCTGATAGCTGGTCTGTTGCCTGAATTTTTAAAGCTAATAATGCACTATTTCTGTAAGCAATATTTTCATAAACAGTTTCGTTAACGCCTGATAAATATAACGCTCCACCCTTTTTAAAAGATGTATATTCAGGGGTAGTACGAGTTATTTTTATATTGTATTGTCCGGCAGTTAAATTTGAGATTGTTCGGTACTCATAAGTAGTGGTTTTAGATGTATTCGTAATCGTGTGAGTGCCACCATCAGCCCAGCTTCCTGCTCCAACAACTTGGTATTCAAGCTTATAAGTAACGCTGTTTGCGTTTATATTCCCTTGGTCGTCTTGTGCAAATAGTGTCGGACAAGTTAACTGCGCTTCAAACCCTTCTATACCTATACCAGTGGTTGTGTACGTTACTGGCGTGCCCTTTACTATTTTCCTCCCATCAGCATAAAGTGTATTGGTGTTGTGGAAACCATCTATTACAGTCTGGTTATAAGTTCCGAGCCTGTAATCCCATGTGCATCCGGTATAGCTTGTATAAGCCTGCCCGTTTATTTCGATATAAGGGGTGTCAGATGTGGAAGTGCAAACACCTGATTCATCGGATTTCATTATACCTTCAATTTCGCCTTCTCCGAGATTTAAAAGCAAATGCAGATAGTTTTTGTCACCGTCAGAACTGCTATACTGCATTATCAAAGTGCCGGAGATTAAATACTCCCCGTACAGAACAGATACAGGGCCGTCAGGTTGAGTAACAATCCTTGCTCCATCCCATCCATAAGAAGGGTCTGCGCTGGAACTGTCTCCAAGACCAGGTAGCGTAGGCATAGTAGGAGGGAATAACAGTTGGTCAGCCATGCTACCAAGAGAGTATGCTATCGCAGCCATTTTAAGCCCAAACACAGGGTTCATCGTTAATATAGTGGCAGCAACAAACGTAACAGCAGCAGAAACAATACCGACAGCCCCTTTATTTGGGTCTGGGATTACACGGATATCATCAAATTGTTCTAACTTATAGATATACCAATCGTTTGGCAAAACCATTATGTCATTTACAAAAACAATAACATATTCGCCCTGCAATTCTTTTATAGAGAACAAAACTTTGCTAATAGTTTTCGCAGAAGTAGATGTTTCTAAGAGAACTTCATCCGTTAAAAGCGATTTATATATAGTAACTTTAGATGTCATTGTGTCTATAATATCCTGTTATAGCCTTTGCCCATGTTTCGTGGTGCAGGCTTTCAATACGAGATTCGTGGTTTAAAGGGCTATGCAAAAAATTGTTTAAATCATGCAATACGATTCCAAGATGATGCTCAATAGAATGGCCTGGCAACCTGAATCCAACTCCACAATATGGTTCTGGCTTTTCAATTCTCTGCCATTGTTTGCGATATTTATCTTGAATATAATTAAACCCTTGCTTATCCCAGTTTTCATCATATCTGTAATCGTAAAGCTCAATATTAAATTCTTGTCTGTAAAATAACTTTGCAAGCCCGTAACAATTTACACCAACATCTTTGTCATCGCCACCGTGTTTGTATGGAATACCAAGATATTTAACTGTATCAATAATTCTCATTAAAACCTCACTTTTTTAGTACCAATCCCAGGGAACCCCCCAAAATTAATAACATTGTTTCTAGAAGCGCAAGCATCCTTTGTATGCCTGCAAGTAGCTTCTGCCCCAACATACTGGCATGTGCTTGCATTTTTATATTTGTATTGGCATTGGTCACGCCTCATGCGTCTTAACGGAACAGTTACATTAGCTACAGCACCCTTTGAAGTAAGCTCAAACATGGCTATTTCTTCGCTGTGGTCAATAGAGCACCCATCGATATAAAAAGTGTTTACAAAACAGGCTGAGGCATTGGTAAGTTCATCTGCTGCCACCATTATCTGTTTTACGCTATTACGTCTTAATGCGTCTTGTGTTTCGATATAAGAGACTATCGTTTGGTCAACAGCCCCCATATTAACTTGAACTGCCGGAACTTTTGTACCATCGTCAGTTTCTAAAGCCCCGAATGCCATAGGAGCAGGAGTATAATCTTGAGCAGTATCGGTATTTGGTTTGAAATACGATACGGTTGCGTTAAAATCTGTCCAATATTCGTACAGTTCTGGACTCGCCTGAACTTGGACTTCATACAAGCCACGCATGCCTGCACTTTCTAATTCTAAAGCCCTGAATCTTAAAGATGCGTTGTAATCTCTACTCATTAGATACCAGTTCCCTTTTGAGTAAACTCAATTTGACCAGTATAATATGGCCCGTAATTATCATTAGATTCCTTATTAAAATCACCAGTGGGTTCTAAACCAATTTCATCACCAGAATAACGGCATTGATAAACCGGAAGAACAAACTTCTCCCAAGGGGTGCTGTAAGTCATAACAGGGCTGTCAGCAAGTGTGAATCTCCGCAAATCAGTGTCAATAGATGCGATAGTAGTATGTACGTACTGGTAAATATCATAAGCTCCTGAAACCGGAGTTCCAGAAGTTACTGAAAGCGTGTTAGATGTGTTTACGCTTACATTATATTCTGTGCCAACGCTATCCATTACTTGATGGTTCTGCCATTCGTTTACTGTCCAAGATTTAGCAGCATCGGTTATAACAAGCCCTGATATGGTTGAATCATCCCCATAATCCCCACTATTTTGCCATAGGATAATATTATTCCCACCGTCCCCTGAGTTAACTGAAAAATCCTGAACATTATTAACGGTAACATGTAAACCGGATATAGCACTTATAGGTCTTGGATTACTCCAATCTACAACATAAAAGCTGGTAACTCCACCGTTCACACTTCTGAAATGGTTATTTATAATCCTGTATTGCCTCGCAGAAAGAAAATCAAAGCCATAAGTCATTGTATGGTAAACATTATATTTCTTTCGTGTTGACATTACATTTTGCCCAAGTGCGTTTCTCGCAGTAGTTCTTATAGGATTCCTAATACATATATCAGGTTGTATAAACGGAAAAAAAGTAGTCATATTATTATATTATCTCCCTGCTCTTGGGTCTCTTCTTGCCCTACCATAGGCGTTGGCATTAAGGCTTATATCGCTTATTGCCCCTGCACCACGCTTTCTTAATGCCAAATCCATGCTTTCGCTATCAATTGCGTAAACATAATTATAAGTTTTGTGTATAATCTGTTGTGGCTGTGCCTGCGGTAATCTGCCTGTGCTGTTTGCATAATTAAGCGCTGCAACCCCAATACTTCTTGTTGAACTGTCTTTGATTACATATTCATCGTTTTTCAAAACACGCATTGTTTCATCGGAGGCTAAGCCACCATCGTGCATTTTTTTGATAAGACCGCCTGAATGAGCCATAGCGACTCCGCCACCTGTTGGGAAATCTCCTACGCCTTCTATGCCAGAAGTACCGCCTCCCGCTCCTCCTGCACCCGCAGCTCCTACTGAAAGAACAGTTCCAAGCCAATCTACACTTTTTGCTGCACCCTTAAATGCTTGAAACATAACCCACTTAGCAGCCATATCAGCAATCATACGCTTTACTGAAGTTGTAAAAGCTCTCCAGTAGTCTCCAGCCGTTTTAAGTTCACCCATCATCGAATCAAAAAATACATCCGACATGGTATCTTTCATTGTATTGGCTGTTTCTTTAGTAAGGTCTTTCCATGTTGTAAATTCGTCTTTAAATTCTTCTGAAGCTTCCTTTAGCCCTTCAGCAATACCATCTGCCATCCCTTTAGGGGAGTCCGCTTCATCTGGTTTTGGCTTAGTTGCGGCTTCGACAATACCTAAGTTGGTAATCGCAGCTTGTATTGCTATTATTGAAGCAGCAAACCCCTCTAATTCTGCTTTAAAAAAAGGGCTTGTCTTAGCAAGATATTCTCTGGCATCGTAATAATCTTTTGCAAATTTTAAAAGTTTAGCATATTTTTCTCTACGGTCAGTGTTTTCTTTCTCCCATATTTTTATCCGTTTTTCATAACTGTCTTCTTCTGAATCTAATAATGTTTTTTCATAATCATCTTTAACTTTTGAAAGTTCATCTTTAACTTTATTTGCGTTTTTCTTAACATCTGCTTCTAACTTTTCTCTTTCATCAACACTGTCCTGTAATTTTTTAAATGCTTTAGTTTTTATATCTTCTATTTTTTCAGCGGCATCTTTTTCAATCTTTAATACTTCGTCAGTATATTTTTTGGTAATACGTGTTATTCCCTCAGCCAAATCAGAATAATTTCTCTTTCTTCTGTCCCATATTATCTTTAATCCGTTTGTTATTGTTTCTTGCTTACCATATTCTTCGCTTCCAATACCCTTTTTGTCCTCAATGCCTTTTAATATGCCTTTTGCAGTTTTATATTTTTTTTCAGTAGCATCTCTATCTTTTAATGCTTTCTCTAACACTTTAGTTTTATTTGTTTCGGTTAGCTTAAAAACTGATAAATTTTTAATAAAATCTTTACGTGCTTGCTCAGCAGCAGACGCTTGGTCGTATCTCAATTTTTCAAGTTCTTCAGTAGCGTCAGAAGACATCTCATAAGGTAATATTTCACCAGTAACTTTATAACTTTCTGGGTTAAGCACTGCTTCTAAAAGTTTTATATCTTCTAAAAGTTTTGGGTCTATAATTCTTTTAACACCAAGAAATTTGCCAAGTTTTCCTGCGAATGTTTTTTCTCTTGCTTCAAATGCAGCTTGTTCAGTTTTTTGGATTTCTAACCGCAATTTTAATTGTTCAAGCTGCTGCCTTTGTGCAGTCTCTATTGCATCTTTCTCTTCTTTAATAATGGCTTTTGTTATTTTTAATGTTTTCTTCAAAGAAATATTTTTATCATCTAATAATGGTATCAATGCTTTTTCTTTTTTTGCATAATCAGCTAATATCAGTACTTTCTCTGCATCTGTTCTATTTGAATCAAGCATTAACACTTGAAGCTTTCTTATATCGTCAACCCTTTGGTTGCTCTTACTTGCAAGTTCTTCTATTGAGTCAGTAGCAGCATCTGTAGCTGCTTTTAGAGCCATATAACCACCAATTAATAATGTTATTCCGGTGATTATCCAATGAGATTTTAAGAACATCAACGCTGTGTTAAAAGCACCAGTAGCTACGGTAGCATTAGTAGCCGCAACTTGAGCAGCAGTAAATCCAACAGCTACTTTAGCAGCAGCAGCAGCAGCTTTAACAGCAGCAGCAGCAGTAAGCATCATACGCACTTTTACAATAGCTAAAGTTATGCTTATTCCTATTAACAGCGGTGAAAGGTCTCTTAACGCAGCTACTAATGCTTGAATAGCTTTAGCTACCCCAATAATAATAGGCTTGGAAGCCTTTAAACTATCTATAAGAACTGCTTGGATTTGATGCCCTGTTAATATTAACTGATTTTGCATACCCATCATTGACCGTTCAAACATTACTTCAATAGCAGTAGTATCTTTTAAAGCCTCTGCCATCATGTTGAAAGCATCAACGCCTTGGTCTAACATAACAACCAATGCTGCTGCCTCTCTACGGCGTAAACCAGCAAAGATATTCTGGAGGTCAAAGCCTCCCTTTGCTAAGGTCTCTAAAGACTCAAATAAAGTATGACTTGCAAGGCTTACATCCTCAAACTTAATCTCAACCGCTTTCAATTCCTTTCTTAATTTCGGCGTAGGCTCAATCAGTTTGCTAATTACACCCCTCAACCCAGTACCAATCGTAGAGGCTCTAATCCCAGCATTAGCCATCACAGCCATTGTAGCGGCAAGTTCTTCTATCGACATACTAACTTTGTGCGCTATCGAAGCTACATAATTAAAAGTTGTGCCTAAATCATCAACCTCCAATTTAGAATAGTTCAATGCCGCACCGAGTATATTACCTACTTTAGCAGCATCTTCAGCAGACAGCTTCCATACGTTAATTGCAGTAGTAAGAAATTTAACGACTTCGGTTGTGCTACCGCCAGTAGCAGTTGTAACCTTATAAACAGTTTCGAGAGCTATGGCCGCATCAGCAGCATCCATACCAGCCTGACCAAGTATCTGTAATGCGTCTGTAGCTTCTTTTGCCCCCATTGTAGAAGATTTAAAGGCGCTCATAGCCGCTTTTTCAAGCCTCTCGTACCCAGATGCAGTTGCCTGTGTTATAGCAGCGGCATCAACTAAGCCCTGATTAAAACTTAGAAAGTCACGAAGCCCTTGTGCTAATCCTTGTATCGTACCAAATATTATAGCTCCAGATGCAATCCAAGCAGCCTGAGACAACATCATATATTTGAAACCAGCTCCCCACCTTTCTTGAGCACGCCTTGCATCGCCCATTGCAGAGGTCTGTTTCCTAACTTGGTATTCAGAATGCTCAAGCCGTTTACTGAGTCTATTAAACTGGTGTGCTTGTTTCTCCGTAGCCTTGCCACTACTTGCCATTGAAGTACTTAACTCTTTTACTTGCTGGCGAGTTAGCTTTGCTATTTTGGCATGGTCAGCAACTTTGAGATTCATCTTATGGAATTGGGCTGTTGTTGTACCAGCGGTAACGCCCATCTTTTTAAGTTCTTTAGACGGATACATAGCCTTTGTGTACGTTTCTTTAAAATCTGTCATAGCCTTGGCTCTTGATGCTGTGGCTT